CAAATTGACTCATCTCTTTGTAAGTTTAACCCAATTAAATTAAATGATAGGTTAGATATACTTAAATGGACAAACCCTAAGTTGGTTAGAGGTAACTTTGCTTGGGAGAATGGGGTTAAGGACAGTAAAGTTATATTTTTAGAAAACCCAAATGGTAAGTTTTTAGTTAAGCATTTGCTAACTGAACAAGAGTCCAACTTAGTTAAAAAAACATTTCAAGGTTGGATGCCAATGAATAATACAAACTTTACGGCAGGCTGTGACCCTTATGACCACAAAGAAGTATCTGATGGCCATAGGTCAAGAATGTCAAATGGTGCATTTTGTATTATTAAAAAGTATAACCCATTAAGTCCAACTCCATACGATAAAGGGCCTATATTGCTTTATGTAAATAGACCTGATAACCCAGAAGAGTTTTATGAGGATTGTTTAATGGCATTGGTATACTATGGTATCCACGCATTAATAGAGAACCAAAAACCAGGGATATTAAGGCATTTTGAAGCTAGAGAATACAAACAGTTTGCTTATACAATCCCAGGCAAAACAGAGCCAGGTATAGCGGCTACTACAATGAATAATAACTATATAGCTGAGATAACCGACCAATTCATTCAAGACAATATTGACACCGTTGAATATGAACAACTTATAGAAGATTGGCTTCAGTTTGACCCAAGTAATACAACTAAGTTTGATGCCGCGATGGCTTTTGGCTATGCTTTGATTATGATGGTTAATATTCAGTACGCTGTAGGAGAAAGAAAACAAGAGGCTAAAATAGAAGACTATTTGCCTTTTATGAGAGGAAAACAAAACAAAACATTTAAATTTGGTAAGCTCAGGTTTTAGTAATGAGCGTATTATAAAGATAATTTAAAAGCCGAGAGGGCAGTAAATATGGATTCACCGCAAGTAATGTCATCAATGGGAGTAGCATTTCCTGATGAAAATGTAGACCCAAAAAAGAAAAGAGAAAAGCCTTGGTTGCTTCAATATGCGCGTGCTGCGTTCTCTGCATATGGAGATACCCCGTTTGGTAGTATAGGATGGAGAAGTCGTGATAAGTACGAATGGGTTAAAACGTATGCTCAAGGTCGTCAAGCTACTGATAGATATAAAAAGATATTAACTCCTGACCAAGACCCTACTAATAATACATTGGTAGTAGACTGGTCGGTACTTCCTATTATACCGAAGTTTAGACGTATAGCTTTGAGTATGTTGGAGAAACAAAACTACGATATACAAATAGACCCTATTGACGCTTTTGCTGCATCTGAAATAGATGACAAGTTAAAGAAAATTAAAGTTAAGATTGCAATGAGAGAAGCTATGGCTTCTATGGGCATGGATGACTTAACTGAATCTCCTGTTGTTTCTCAAGAAGCTGGAGAGCCAGATGATTTAGATGGCATGCAAGTGTTAGAGTTAGGCATTCGCCACAATGCAGCTATGGAAGCAGAGCAAGTGGTTGAATTAACATTTTCTCAAAATGACTACCCTGCGTTAAGAAGACAAACATTACAAGATTTATTTGATTACGGATTTGCTGCATATAAAGACTATAGAGATGGCGACCTTGTTGGTGTTAGAAGAGTTGACCCAAGAAGAGTGCTCATGAACTATTGTACTTACCCTGACTTTAGAGATTTGCGTTATGTCGGAGAGATTGTAGAAACCCCTGTTGCTCAGTTAACTACTATGAGTAATGGAGAACTTACTGAAGAAGATATTAAGTTCTTATATATGTATGCTAACTCAAACCAATGGAGACAAGCTACTCCATTAGGAAATGCATACTATGGTAGCTATTCAGATTTCTGGAATAAAGGAAAGGTTCAAGTATTAGACTTAGAAATATACTCAACTGATGAATTAGTTAGAGAAGAAAGAGTTGACAAAAGAGGTAATGTTATATTTGGCAAAGCTTCATTTGAAGATTACAATAATAAAAAAGACAAATACAAAAGAAAACAAATCCAAGGCGGATATAGAATTAAATGGGTTGTAGGTACTGACTTATGCTTTGACTATGGTCGTATGTACGATATGAAAAGAGACCCATTAAACATAGCTAGAATCAAATCGAGCTATCATTTAGCTGCATCTGATTTCTATGATATGAAAACCTTCAGTCGTATGGAAGCTATTATTCCATATGCTGACTCAATACAATTAGCATACGCAAGATTACAACACGAACTAAATACAGCTGTTCCTCATGGTTTCATGATTGACTTGTCTGCATTAGAGGAAATCAGTTTAACTGGTGGTGGAGAGAAAATGACTCCGTATGACATTCTTGATTTATACTTTCAAAGAGGGGTATTGGTTACTCGTTCAGTAAATATGAATAACCAACAAATGAGAATGAAAGCTGTAGAAGAATTAGCGGGTGGGGTAGGTAATTCAATTCAAGAGTATTGGACATTAATCAATCAAAACATTGACCTTATTAGACAAACATTAGGGTTAAATGAATTGACTGATGGTTCTACTCCTAACCCTAAATTCTTGACAACTGTAGCTAATTTAGCTGCATCAGGAACTAACAATGCTATGGGTGATATATTTGCAGCTGACCGTCAATTAGCGGAAAGTCTTGCAGAAGCTGTTATCATTCGCGTTCAAGATATTATTAAAGCAGGAGAAGGCCAAGACTTTGAAAAGTCATTAGGTAAAGGAACGGTTGAGTTCTTAAAAGTATCTCCTGAGATTTCTAAATATACTTTTGGTATATCTATTGTTGAAAAACCAACAGCAGAAGAAAAAGTTAAACTTGATGAATTGATGAAAGTTGCATTGCAATCTGGTCAAGTTAATATTGACGATGTTATTCGCATGCAGAACATTCAAAACATCAAACAAGCTGAATTGTTCCTTGCATATAAAGTTAAAAAGAACTTAGAGAAGAAACAGAAAGAAGCTATGGTTGCTCAACAAATGAATGGCCAAATACAGCAACAATCTGCAATGGTAGCTGAACAAGCTAAACAACAAACTGCTCAACTTCAAACGGAGTTGGACATTAAGTTGATTCAAGCAAAAGCTGAAATGGAAGCTAAGTTAATTCAATTAAGAGGCGACTTTGATTTAGAAAGAGAAAGAATTGCAGCATCTGGTAGAGTTGAATCATCATTTGTTCAAGCTAAAGAAAGAGATATAGCTAACTTAAGAGATAACAAAACTAAACTATTGAAAGAAGACCTTGATGAAAAAATCAATGTTATAGATGTAGAAGCTGAATTAAAATCTACAGTAGAACCTGTAACCCAGCAAGGTAGAGAATTACCAATAGACTTAGATACATTTTCATTCATAGGTAACCCAGAGGAAGCTCAAAGTCAAGAGCAACCTGTTCAAGAAGAAGTACCTTCTGGGTTAGATACCTTAGAAGCTGCAGCTGAATAATATTTTTAACACACAAACAAATATAAAATGGAAAACCAAGTACAAGAGACTACACAAGTTGCTGAGCAACCAGTAGCCACGCAAACAGAACAACAACCACAAGAACAACAAATTGAGGCAGCACAAGTTCCTTCTGGAGATGAAGGTAAACTTGTATTTAAAGGGTTTTCAAAAGGTTATGAATCTACCCAACAACCTAAAGAACCAAATGAGCAAGTACAAGAGCAGATTCAAAATCAAGAGCCAATATCTCAAGAAGCTCAACAATCAGCTACTCAAGAAAAAGAGAGCGTAATATATAGGGATGAATCAACTGAAAGTCAACAAGTTGCTCAACAACAAGTAGACCCATTTGATTTATTAGGAGTAAAAGAAGATGATTATTTTAAGAAATTAGTAGAGGCTTATAAAAACGATTCATTAGATGAGTTTTTAATTAAGACAAATATTGACTACGATTCTATCCCTGATACGGACATCATGAAGATGCAGATTGAAAGTCAATACCCTACTTTAGGTGAAGAGGAAAAAAATCTTTTACTTCAAAGAAAACTGAATAAAGAATACAACATAGGTTCGGAAGACGAATCAGAAGACAGGGTTGGAAAGTTGTTGTTAAGGGTAGAAGCCGATAAAATCCGAGAGGGGTTAAAGAAGGAACAAGCTGATTACACACCTGCTAAAAACCCAAATAGTGTAGAAGCAAGAATGCAAGCTCAACAAGAAGCTCAGTTGAAACAACTACAAGAGTTTCAAGGTTATGTCAAAGAGCATCCTGCAACTAAACAACTTGAGACAAGTCGTTTACTGCAATACGGAGCTGGAGACACTACTTTAAACTATGAGGTTAATCAGAACTTAAACCTTTCTGATTTAGCTGTAGATAGCAACAAGTTCTTTCAAATGTTCTTAGGCCAAGATGGTAAAGTGGATATTCAAAAATTCTATAAAGTAGCAAACTATGCTGCAAGTATGGAAGGAGTAGAAAAAGCACTTATAGCCTATGGTCGTTCACTTGGAGAAAAGAGACTTTACGATGAGTTAAAGAATACTAAGATTTCTGATAACGTAACATCTGCATCTTCAGGCTCAGGGTTTAAGATTAAATCTATAGACAATAAGCCATTCTTTTAAACAATAACTTAAACTTTTAAAAACAAAACAAAATGGCAACATTTTCTACAACCTCAGGTGTACCTTTTGGATACGGTAACCAAGGTCAAACAGACAAACCTTACGTCTCTGGTAGTAATAGTAACTTAATCGTTTCTACTTCATTATTAGACCAACGTGACATTTACAAGCAATTAGTTGACACTCAAGACGATGCTGAGTGGTTAGACTTTTTATGGATGGCTGGCAAAAAAGAAGCTACTTCTATGCCAATCTATTACAACATGTATAATGATAAATTGTACAATTTGATTGACACTACTGGTGCAACTATTGCTGGTAGCGGTACAGCTCAAGTTACAATTACATTCCCTGCTGCTGGTGCTGGTTATACTTCATTTAACTTCTTATTAGTTAATGACTTAATCAAATTCCCAGATAACGGTATTACAGCAAGTGGTGCTATTGGTAAAGTTATAAGTAAAAATACTACTACTCGTGTAGTTGTTATTGATGCTGTAGTTTCTGGTGCTACTGGTTTTATGACAGCTGTTGTAGGTAACAAATTATCTTGTTTCTCAAATGCTCAACCTGAAGGTTCTAACGCTCCTGAACAACGTCGTTGGTTAGTAAACAAATTACAAAACCAAACTCAGATTTTCAGAAATACAATGAGAATTACTGACGTTCAAAACATGTCTAAAATTGAATTAGAATTCAATGGTAAACCTTATATCTTACCTTACGAAAACATTCAATCTTTACAAAAACACCGTGGTGATATTTCTTTGGCATTGTGGTTAGGTCAAGCATCTACAGATACTTTCCAAGGTCAACCTTTCACTCATTATAACCAAGCTTATGCAACCCAAACTACTCGTGGTATGGATAGCTACATTTCTAGCTATGGTATTAACGGTCAAGTTGCAACTCCTGGTACTTTCACTTTAAGCGATTTAAGCCAAATGGAAGCTCAGTTGATTGCTGCTCGTTCTCCATTTGAGTATATGATTGCTGGTTCTAATGCTGCAGTTGCTACTATCTCTGATTTCTTGAAAAACTTACCAAGTTCTTCTGCTACAGCTCCTGCTGGTACTGGCGTTAACTCTGCTCGTATTGTTGTAGATGGCCGTGAGATTGATTTAGAAGCTGAAAAATTCCGTCATGGTGGATTTACTTTCAACTTGAAAGCGTTTAAAGTATTATCTAATCAAGACGTAATGGGTTACACTAACTCAACTGTAACTAAATCTGCATACTTCATGCCAATGGGTAAAGTTAAAACTGTTGGTGGTGGAATGGCTGATTACTTCCGTTATCGTTACCAACCACAACCTACTCCAGGTTTAGGTTCTTCTGAAACTGCAGAAATCATGACTGGTGCTCTTGCTCCAACTCCAACTAACCAAGAAATGAATTTAACCACTACTTGGACTTCAAACATTGGATTGGAAGTATTTGCTCCTAATCGTTTTGCAAAATACATCGTTAACGCATAGTTGACACAATATAAAGGGGGTACGCAAGTGCCCCCAATATATTTTTAAATTTCTTCACAAACAAAACTACACAAATATGGCACTTAAAAAAATTGGCATTTACAATAATATCTCATCAGAGTATATGCCTAAATTACCTAAAAGAGGGACAACTGTTACTTATAGATTTTTAACGTATAGTTATGACCCATTTGGGGAAGATACTAATCCTATCTTTCAAGCAAAATTAATGTTACCTTGCTTTTCAAGATACTTTGATGAAACTCAAAAAGAATGGATTGAAATTGGAATGATTGGAGGAGTTGACTCATACGGCAACCCATTAGCTGATAAAATTAGAAGAGTATGGTGTGAACCAGGTTCATCTGGGGGTTATTTAAATTTAACAATTGGTAATGCTCAAGACGATGAATTGTTCCAATATTTAGAACTTTGTTCATTCAATAAATCTAATAAAAATAGAGACGAAAGCGTAGGTGCTATTTTAGAAAGAGTTGACTTTGAATTAGAAGCAAAAGAAGCTCGTAATGAATTGAAATCTAAAATGGATGCTATTAAAAAAGCAGCTTTAATTACTAAAGAAGATTTACCTAAAGTTGCATCATTGTTAGGATATGATTATGAATTAGGTGAAGAACAAGTACGTTTTGAAATTGAAAGTTTTGCTCATGAATATCCTGAAGATTTTATGAATAGAATGGAAGATAAATTATTTGAAATTAAAGCAACTATTTCTTTAGCAATTGATGAGGATATAGTACATATAGATGTAGAAGAAAGAAAGCTTAAATGGTCAGATTCAAATGGAGATATTATGAGACTTGTAGATTTAGAAATAGAAGAAGTTATTGAAGCATATGCTACTTGGGCTTCTAAAGAAAAATCTGGAAAAGATGTCCATGCTGAACTAATAAGTTTATTATCTAAACATAAATTAAAATTAAAAAAATAAACTAAGATTGTGTTTGTGTTGAAATCTTGAACGGGGGAGTTTCTACTTCCCTTTCAAGTATTTCAATTAAAATTATCCCTATAGGCCAACGCTTGTAGGGTTTTTTTATGAGCGTATTATACTATATGTTTGAAAAATTAAAAGGCATTGTGCCTGATGCACTTATTAAACAAATGCCAGAAAATGGCATTGATACTCCTTTAAGAGCGGCTCACTTTTTAGCTCAAGTAGCTCATGAGTCTGGAAGTTTTAAATTTAAATCAGAAAACCTTAATTATAGTAAAGAATCTTTGGTTAAAGTTTTTCCTAAATACTTTACTGCAGCGTCTGCAGAAGCATACCATAGACAACCTGAAAAGATTGCTAACAAAGTTTATGCAAATCGTATGGGTAACGGTGATGAAAAGAGTGGTGAGGGTTGGAAGTTTAAAGGCCGTGGCTATATCCAATTAACAGGTAAAAGCAATTACAAACAATTTTCTGAAGATATAAAA